ATTTATAGTATGACTAACTAAATCTACATGTTTTTTTAAATAATAATTCCAATCAAAATTTTCATAAGTAAGTTTTTCATTAATATTTATCTCTATATGAGAATTAATTTTCTTTTTTTCCTCTATTTCGGATATAATATTAGTATTATTTTCAGATTCTAAATTATCAAAACTATTTTCGGAAATAATAGATTCAGAATATTTTGATACAGTTTCATCATCAGAACTTAAATAATCTTGATCAATATTATTATTTTCTAAATTATTGAAATTATCTACATTATCTATTATTCTATATTTTCTATTTTCAAAAAAACCACAAGTTTTCCAATGATACCATAATTTTTCTTTAGTATTTATTGAATTTAATTTTAAATCATCATTACTGTTTAAATAAAAGACCCAATCAAAATTATCAATATTTATATCGCTTGGTATAACTAATATTTTATAAGGCCTCTCCTCAAATTGACCATTGTGAATCCAATGATTCCATGCGATTTCCTTACTATCAAATCCTTTATTTTTCAAATCACTATTATTTTGAATATAATAATGCCAATCAAAATTATCAATTGTTAAATTACTCTTATTTTCAGTTTCATTTTTATTTCCATTAATTAAATCATTATTTTGAATAGTAGTATTTTTTAAAATCTTATATTTTCTTTTTTCAGTTATCCCGTTATCATTCCAATGTTTCCAAGCTAGTTCTTTATTAATTATACCATTAATTTTGAGATCAGGATGTTCATTTATATAAAATTCCCAGTCAAAAGTATTTATGTTTAAATTTAAATTTCTGTTTGTAATATTACTTTCTAAATCAGAATCAAAACCAGAATCAGAATCTGAATCAGATTCCATAATATCAATTTCTCTATTTTCTTTTTTACCAAATTTAATCCAATGATTCCAAGCAGAAATTTTTGAATTAATACCATTTGATCTTAAATCATCATGTTTTTTAATATAAAATTCCCAATTAAAATTTTTTATATTAATATTCATTATATTTTTATTATAAATTTGATAATATATTTATATTTAATTTTTAACTAAAAATAAATAATGATTTTATTTTGTTTGATTTATTATAGAAAAATTTTAAAATATATATACAACTATAAATAAAAAAATAAATAAATAAATTTATCAATTCATTTATTTTTTCATTTATTTTTTTTTATAAAATGCATAAAATATATTATCATATTTTTTTTCATATTCATTTTGAAAATCAAGTGGTCCTCCAGCATTAGTCTTAAAAATTAGTCTATTTTCTCTCATAATAAAATTCCATTCATACATATTATAACACTCAATATAATCAGGATTTTCCAAAAAATCTATTTTTTTATCATAAAAAGTTGAATTTAGCATATGTTGAATATTTATGATTAAACGGTCATTATCTGTATAAACACTATGCTCAATTAAAACAAGTAATCCATTTTTTTTTAAAATTCTATTAATTTCTTTTAAAAAACTTTGTAAATTTTTAATATGATGTAATGTCAATATACAAGATATAATATCAAAAGATGAATCTTCAAAATCAAGTTTATCATCAATAATATGTTTAAATTGAAAAGGTAAATTTTTTTTATTTTCGTGATAAGGACCCCATGATTTAATATCAGTGCAAAATACATTTTTTTGATCTAATTCCATAAGATTTGATATTATAACTGTTTTTTCAGCATTTCCACAGCCTATATCCAAATATTTTAATTTATTTTGAAATCCTTCAATTTTATTAAAATATTTTTTAAGATTTAGGCATACAATTTGCAAAGCATGTATCCATTTATCAAAAGAAATATTTTTTTTAGAATTAGTAAAAGATATATTATTTTCTGAAATTAATTTTAATAAATCTAAATCTGTATATAAATTATTCTTTTTATCCAATATTGTAAAAATTTTAGTTGAAGTATTATAATCAATAAAATGCAATAGTAATAAATGAAGTCTTAGTTTTTCTTCTATATTATTCATTTCATTATTTACAGTATAAAAATAAGAAATCATTTTATTTGAATCATGGCTAATAAATTTTTTATATTTATTATCGAAACAAAAAATTATATATATTTTTTGACATTCAGTTATTGATTTATTATTTTTTATATATAAAAAATATTTTGTTTTGATATAACATACATAATTATTATAATTAATTATAATAATTTATTTATATATAATGTATATAAATAAATTAATTTTTCAATAAAATTATAATAAATTATAATATTTGAAAAATATTCTTTATAATATTAATTTGTACTAAAACTTTTAATCATATTTGAATATAAAAATAAATAGTATAGATTCATATAAATGATCATAAATATTAGTGAGATCGCTATAATTACTGGAGACAATAAATTTAAAACAAAAAAAGATTTCCTATTAGATTATTGGAAAAAAAATGATAAAGACGACTTTAATAAATATAAAAATATTACAAGTTTTATAAAAGAGACTGACGAAGAAATTATAAAAAAGATAAGTGTTAATAATTCAATTGATATTGCAAATGAGTTAAAGCTATGTACAACTTCTAAATCCATAAATTCCCTTAATGAACATAAAAAAAATATTATGCAAAAAATTGAAGCTTTACCTGATATAGAAAAAAAGGAAATTGAAAAATCAATTATTAATGTCACAAACACTAAATTTGGAATAAAAAATGAGTTTGATGTTTTGAAATTATACGAATTAAAGACTAATTCAAATATTATAAAAGATAATATTTATAGAAAGAGACAAATATTAAATTATGAAATGAGGGATGGTAATAATATTCCAATTTATATTGGAGGAAAAATTGATGGTATTAATTTAGATAATGGATATATAATAGAAATTAAAAATAGAGTTAATAAATTATTTTATCAGCTAAGAGATTATGAAAAAGTGCAGCTAATGAGTTATATATATCTTTTTAATAAAGAAAATGGGCATTTAGTTGAAGCTTTTCGAAAAAAAGAGGAAACAGCTATAAATATTATAGAATTAAAATATGATGAATCTTATATGAAATATATTATTGATAAAATTGCAAAATTTGCAAAATATTACTATGAGTTTTTAAATAATCATGATTTGAAAGTTTGTATTATGACTACCACTTGTGAAATAAATTTCTAATAATATAATAATAAAAAAAATGAGCTCAATTATGAAAAATTGTGCAAAAAAATGTGGTCAATGTAAAATAATGTGTAAAAAAATAGGGCTTATGGATTGTTATAAATCATGTAATGATTGTGAAATGATTTGTCAATTATCTTGTATGTGTAATGATAAAGTGATGGACGATTCATTAAAAAAAGCTTTATGCAAAATAATTATAAAAGCATGTACTAAATGCATTAAAGATTGTTCCAAACATGACTATAAGGAATGTAAGGAGTGTGTTAAAGCATGCAAGGAGTGCATTAAAATGTGTAAAGATAAATATTAAATTATAAGAAAGTGTATGGAACAACTAATAATAAAAATATATATTTATATACAAAAGAATTTTCTCTTAATAATAAATAATTTTAGAAATTATTTATTATTAGTCAGAGCTGGAATTGACTTTAGTAATTTAATTGAGTTCAATTCAGCTTCCAACATAAACCTTGATTTTTGTTCATCTTTATATTTTTTATGAATATATTGATAATCATTATTTGATAATGTAAGTCTTTCCTCAAGTTTTCTAATTTTTCTTAAAAAATCATCTTCCATAATATTTTTTTCTTTTGAAAGTTTTTTGAATTGTTGTTCTTTATCCTCAAAATCCTCAATGCATTTTTCTAAAAATTTAACGTACTTTTCAGTGACAAAATTAGATGTTGATGAAGATGAAGCTTTGGGACTTACTAATGGAAAATTACCAAAATTATCTTCCTCTCTTTTTCGTTTGGAAAGACACAACAATTCTTCTTTATGTCTTTCCAAAATTAAAGATTGTTTGGGATCTATATGCACTCCATATTTATTGGCAACATACTCTAAATCTGCATGAGAGTGTTGATATGTACATATTCCTCTATTTTGAAGATAATGGCAACTACCTTTCCACTTGCAAGGAATCATTTTTTATTTTTTATTTTTTATATATGTGAAATTTAAATAATTCATTTAAAAATATTTTTCATTTTTTATTTTTTTAGATTAATTTAAACTCAAACAACTTAAAGATTCTTTTTTAATTATATGTATATTAAAAAATGAGTGAAAAAATTATGGAGTTAAAAACTGTTCAAACAGGGGCATTTAAAACATTGATTGAAGCATTAAAAGAGATTTTAACAGATGCTAATATTGAATTTACTGAGAATGCAATGAAAATTATTACTATGGACCCTACGCAAACTATTTTAGTCCATTTAAAATTGGAAAAAGATAATTTTGAATCTTATTTTTGCAAGCACAAGATTTTTATTGGTATAAATATGTTAAATTTTTTTAAATTAATCCGTACATTAACAAATAATGATGCATTAACATTATTTATTGAAGAGGGCAATACTAATCTTCTTGGTATTAGAATTGAGAATGGTGAGAAAAATAGCCTTACAAATTATTACTTAAATTTGATTGAAGTTGATGAGGCCACTTATCAAATCCCACCGGCCCAATTTGAATCAATTATTACTATGCCCAGCAATGAGTTTAATAAAATATGTCGTGATATGATTAATCTTTCTGAGATTATTGAAATCAAGTCTGTTGGAAGTCAGTTAATCTTCTCTTGTAAAGGAGAATTTGCTCAGCAAGAGACTATTATTGGAGAGACCAGTAATGGACTCAATTTTGTTAAATCAAGCACCGATGATGCAATTATTCAGGGCTATTACAATTTGAAACATTTGGTTCTTTTTACTAAGTGTACGAATCTATGTAATTCTATTGAGATGTATATGAAAAATAATTTTCCTATTGTGATAAAATTTACAGTAGGGAGCCTCGGCCAACTTAAGCTTGCCCTAGCACCTAAAATTTCAATGGATTGAAAATTGCGGAGCAATTGCTAGTTTATTTTAGACACTGTATTTTTATTATAAATTTTATAATAAAAATAAAAAAACTGATTTTAATAATTTGATAAACGGAAATTACTAATACATAATCAAAAAAAAAACCAATTTATGAATAATATAGAAAAAGGAGTTATATACGAAAAATTTATTAGAAATTATTTAGAAACAGAAAATAATGAAAATATTGCATGGCTCTGGAAATATATTCCAGAAAAAGATTTAAGAAAAGCGAATTTATTAGGCGATTGGAATAAACATCGTCTAAAGAAAAAGGAATTAAAAAATTTAAATCATGAAGAAGATAAATTAAATGATTTAATGGACACAGGATGTGATATATTATTATATCAAAAAAATAATGATAAATATATAATAGTTCAATGCAAAAATTATGCTGAAAAAAATAGAGTTAAAATGGAAGATTTAGCAGGATTTTTTATGAATCTTTTATACACAAATCTTGACGGAATTGTTTATTATACATCAAAACTATCTCATGTATTATTAGATCAAAAACAGATTGATAAAATTAAATATATAAAAAAATTGATGATTGAAGAAAATATTATTGAACCAAAATTTGTTGAGAAAACAAATTTATTAGAGCATGGATTTGATTATCAAATTGAAGCATATCAAGCTTTACATAATGCATTTTTAACTAAAAATCGAGCTATACTACAACTTCCTTGCGGGCTCGGTAAAACTTTAATTTCAATGATGATTGCAGTAGAATATAAACAAATTATTATATTAAGTCCATTAAAACAATATGTAGTCCAAAATTTGGATAGATATAAGTCAGAATTGAAATTTAATGAATATAAGAGTTTAATTATTGATTCTGATGAAACTAGAGATTTAGAATTTATTTCAGAATTTATTGATAAATCTGATAAATTTATTTTAAGTGTTTGCTACAAATCAACTGATATATTAAACCAAGTTTTAGATAAATTGAATGATTATATAATAATTATTGATGAATTTCATAATATTACTCAAAATGATATATTAGGATTAAAAGAGAATTCAATGAATAAAATATTAACTTCAGATTCAAAAATTTTATTTATGAGCGCAACGCCTCGAATTTTTGAATTAGAAGATGAAGACTTAAATGATGATATTTTTGGAATAGTTGAATATTCCTATAATATGGGCGATGCAATAAAAAATAATAAAATTTGTGATTATGAAGTTTATATTCCAAATATTGAATTAAATAATAATGAATTTATTGATAATATAAAAGAAGAGATAGATATACATAGTTTGCAAAATGAAATTTTGATTAAATCCAATTTTTTATTACGCGCAATGTTAGAAACTGGTGCTCAAAAAACTATTTTGTATGCACGAACTCAAGATGAAGCTCATGAATTTAAAATTGTGTTAGAGACAATTAATGAATATTTTTCATTAGATTTATATGTTGATACAATATTATCTCAAGATAATAAAAATAGTCGTCAAACTAAATTAGATAAATTTAGAAATTTTGAAGGATTTGGAATTATGATTAATGTAGAAATTTTGAATGAATGTATAGATATTAAAGAATGTGATTCTGTCTATATAACTTATCCAAGCACTTCTAAAATTAGAAATATACAAAGAGTTTGTCGTTCTAATAGAAAAGATATTAATAATGTAAATAAAGTTTCAAAAATCTTTATTTGGAGTAATGAATATGAAGAGATTACTGAAATTATTAAACATTTGAAAGAATTTGATAATTCTTTTATGATTGAAAAAATTAAGATATTAAGTATCAATAATAATGATTATCAAATTTTAGACAGAGAAATACATAAAAAGAATTATATATTATTAGATAGTTTCATTTTAAATATTAGAAGAGTGGAAGCTTGGGAAGAAAAATTTGAAAATTTGATTAAATATCTTAATGAAAATAAACAGATTCCATCAGCAAATAATAAAGATGAAAAAATTCATTTATTAGCTGTATTTTGGCAAAAACAGAATTATTCATATCAGCATAAAATAAAAATGATGCGTCATAAAAAATATTATGATATATGGAAGAAATTTAAAAAAGAGTATCCTGAATACTTTGAAGACCATTCTAGTAAGTGGCAAAATAGATTAAAAGAATTAGGAGAATTTATTAAACAAAATAATAAATCACCATCTCGTTATTCTAAGAATGAATATGAAAAAGATTTAGGAAATTGGTTTTCTCAACAAAAAACTAATTACAAAAATTCATTAAAATTATTAGCTCATGAAGAGATTAAATATATATGGTTAAAATTTAATGATGAACATAAAAAAATTATTATGTCTAATGAAGAAGTATGGTTTGATAAATTGGAAAAAGTAAAAAATTATGTGATTGAATATGGAAAAACTCCACCACATAAAAAAGGTGAAAAAGATTCATTAGGATTATGGATTATTACTCAAAATAAGAATTATGCTGCTAAAACTCAAATTATGAAAAATCCAGAATTTTATGAAATATGGACTCAATTTTTGCAAGAAAATAATAAATCTTTCAAAACAAATGAAGAAGAATGTTTGAAAATTTGAATGAAGTAATTAAATATATTGAACAGTTTAAAAAATTACCTAATAAGAGATCAACTGATGAAAATATTAAAAAAATGGGCAATTGGTTTGGTCATCAGAAACAAAATTTTAACAATGATACTAATAATATGAAAAATATTGAAATTAAAAAAGCATTTGAAGAATTTATGAAAAAATATTGTTGAAATATGGATTTATTTTTATTTTTACTTCTTTTATTCTAATTTATAAATTATATATACATATATTATATGTCCAAGAAATCTGAAACAATTTTAAAAAATAAGATTTTAAAATATATAAGTAAGAAAGATATTTGCTGCAATGAAAATATTGATAAAAAAATTATTATTGAAAAAATTTTATCAAATTATAAAAAAATTGGAGCAATTTTTAATGAAGAATATGATTACTTAAGTTATCTAAACAATGATATTGTAGTATTTATTGGATATAAAATTAATTTAGAGAGAAATAAAAACATTGAAGGAGTACAATTATGGAATACTCTTGATAGAAAAATGTACAAAGATAAAAAACTTAATTTAGTAAAAATAAAAGTTTTATTAAATGAACTTCCATTATTTTATTTATTATCTTTATTAGGATATTCTGATTATAGATTATCTTTTTGAGAAATCATTACTGTTACAAATGTTCATCGGTGTAAATATAATAAGAATTTTCTCGTTTTTTTATAATTAATAAAAATGACTATAATTATTAAACCTAGTAAAATAAACAAAACCAGATAAAGAAAATCAATATAATTTGAAATAAATCCCTCTATAATGTTATGTTCTAGTAGATCTTCGATATCCGTTATATTTTTTTTTTTTACAAAATTAGGAAACGAAGTATGACATTTATCTTGACTACATAAATAATATACTACTTTTGCATTATTTATAACATACTTATTGTATAATCCAGTGGCAGGTCCACTATCAATAGCTATGATAGTTTTTACATTTATTGATATGCATGCAATGTCTTTTGCTGTCAAATTGTAATCTCTTGTACATTTTATTCCGTCTACCTTTTGTGAAGTGACAACATTCATGTGAGTAGCAAATTTTTTTATAATTGTATCCCAAACAGTTTGATCGTATTCTAATTGATTACTTTTTGGTTTTCCATTAATGATTAAAATGTCTATATTCTTATAATAATCATTGGTTCTATTATTTATTTCTTTTTCTCGTAATAAAAAATCTCCTTCTTCGTCATCAAACACGAAATCATGTATTACAATCGGAAATTTTAATGAAACTAGTATATTATTATAAAAATTTTTTAAAAATTCATCGTAATTTGCAAAGTTATTATAATAATTATATTCATATTCGGTAGAACCAATCCATAGATCAATGACAGGCTTATCTTGTGGTAATTCTGTTATATCAAATATCGAAATATTGTTTGTATTTATAAAGTCTTTTGTTTGTTCTACATTATCAAACTCACAATAATGTTGTATAAATATATTGTTGTCTTCAATATATTTTTTGATTTTACTAAAGAAAATACAACAAAAAATATTGTCGCCTAAATGCCATGCGTTTTTAGTATAATATATAGTTTTTGCCATTATAGTATAGTGTTATATATTTATATTGGTGACGATACTCTTAAATGTCTATTTTACAATCACACATTCAAGATATCCACAAAATAGATGTAAAAATAATCTATTAAATTAACATTTTTATAAATTAGGTGTAATATAACCGCTCCAAGACCAAGTTTTAAATTCCTTTGTCACCATACCATTATGCAAGTTAGGATTTAATAAATATTTATCAACTAAGTTTATATGATATTTTGTTAAACCATCACGATGGCAAATAAATACTGTATTTGGTCGTTTATATTGTTCTGTTATAATCATCAAATAATTCTAAATCATTATCTATCAAAAAAACTTAATTTGGTAAAAATAAAAGTTTTATTAAATGAACTTCCATTATTTTATTTATTATCTTTATTAGGATATTCTGATTATAGATTAAATTATTAGCTTGAAATTTGAAAAGATTATTGAGTCCAAAATCTATTCCAATCTTTTTTTTTTACAGAACATGAATATATTTTATCAGTAGGACATGTAATTATAATTCCTTTATAATTTTCTGAAATAAGATTATGATCACCAGAACATGTACTAGATAAACCATGTAATGTAAGTTTAGATTTATCAATTTTACCGAATTTTAAATTTTGTCCAAAACATTTTTTATTATATCTTATAATATTTGAAGAGAAAGCATATATCATATATGTAATAAAATACCATGCACTACTTCCATTATAATGATGTATATATAAATGTATATTTCCATTATATTTAGTTACATATTTAGGAGGTTCTATATTTAATTTTCTAAATTGTTTGTATACCCATGAATTTTTTTCAAAATTCTCTTCATTCCAACAATCATATGTAATAAATTTATTATTAATAAATCTTATAATAGGTTTCATCCATTTTTCATGTTTTCCAACTAAACAGCGTAAAATTAAATGTACAGGAATATTTTTTCCGCCACGATTATTATCTAAATGTATGTGAATATCATTATATGAATCTCTATTTGTAAATAATCTTAACATTTCATTATGAAGCTCTTCTCTATTTATATCAATATTAAATGAAGAAAAATAAAAATGATTATTTTTATTTATTTTAGGCATTAAATTTATTTTATATTTATTAATGACAGGAATTTCATATACACAATTTATTTCCAATATTTTATTATTTTTTTGTATAATTAAATTATTGATATGTAAAATATCAAGCATATTATATAAATGGAATTGTTTGACTAAATTATTATTTATACAAGGATTATCACCATAACTATAATATTTCATATTTAATATAATAAAATCATTCCATTCTATATTTTTGATTGTTTTGACTTTAATAATTTTATATCCTTTATATTTACCATTAAGTATATTACCAAAAATATCAAATTTAAATTGTAATTCTAAATTTTCATTTGTTAAATATAATTCAAAATGTGATAAACTTGCCCTATTTTTATATTTGTATTTATAATATTTATGTAAAATAGTATTAATTTTATTTATTAAATCTTTATTTTTTATCAAATTCATATATATTTAGTCAATAAAAAATTTACTATAATGTAAAATCATATAAAATTATATAACAACTAATATAATTAAAAACGAAATTTAATAGTTTATTTAAATTTAATAGATTTTTTAAATCTATTAAATTAACTTTTTATAAATTAGGTGTAATATAACCGCTCCAAGACCAAGTTTTAAATTCCTTTGTCACCATACCATTATGCAATTTAGGATTTAATAAATATTTATCAACTAAGTTTATATGATATTTTGTTAAACCATGTCAAATAAAATTATTGGTTTAAATGATTTAGTTGCAAAAGAAAATAAAGAAAAAATTAAAATACTAAAAAGTTTATTCATAATATGTATTTTATTTTTAATAAAATTTTAAGTAATGTTTAAGAAATAATAATTTTTCAAGAAAAAAATTCTTGAGCAGCAGAGTCTAAAATATCATCTGTATCATAGTCGCTTTCTTCATCAAAAATTTCGTCACTACTGATACTTTTATCATAATCACTTTCAGAAGGTTCATAATCTGGATCTTTAATTTTATCATCATCATCTATAATAGATGAACCTAATAATTCTTCATCATCTTCTTCTGAAGGTTCATAATCTGGATCTTTAATTTTATCATCTTCATATTCATCAAGAGTTAAATCAATAAGATCAGGTAAATCATCATCTTCGTCATCAGACGGTTCATAATCTGGATCCTTTATTTTATCATCGTATTCATCTTCTTCATCATCAAGTGTTAAATCAATAAGATCAGGTAAATCAGGGTCTTCTGAAGGATTATTTTCTTCCTCAACTTCTTCATCTTCTTCTTCCTCAACTTCTTCATCTTCTTCATCATCATCTTCTTTAAATTCTTCATAAATATTGGGATAAATTTGCTCCATAAATTCAGCAAATAAATCAAATAAATTTATGTTTTTATTATTAAATTTAACATTTGACATTATTATAAAAATATATATTAAACATTTATTTATATATATTTATTTTAACAAATATATATAATAAATAAATTAATAAATAATTAATTAATTAATGCACTTTTTAATGAATTTTTTTAAAATTTTTATTAGAACACTTTATTTTCCCTAAAAAAAAGGTAATGTAACTAAAATCTTTTTTATATTCAAGTTTCTTTTCACCTAAATAAAGTAAAAATCCAAAAATAATTAATAAAATAATTAAACCAAATATAATATTATTAATTGTAATCATTATATTAATTTTATTTTCAATATTTTTCTTTTCATTTTCATTTTGCGTCTCTTTATATTCAGCTTGAAATTGGTATTTTAGAAGCATTGATAAATATAATAATAATGACACAACAGTAACTATTGCAAATACAATATAGTTAGATTTTACATAAAATAAAAAAATAATATATAAAGTAATTGATTTTAATACCATTTCTAAAACTTTTTGGTCTTTTAATGGTGTTATAAGAACTACAAAAAGTATCATTGTAAAAAAAGTTAGTAAATGTCGAAAATATATATTACCTTCCATAAATCTTTGTATTTTACAAGGTATTATATCAGGAATATATTTAGCAGAAACAATTAAAACTAAAATAAAAATAGTATATATTGGTAAATATTCATTTAAACTAAAATTTAAGTTAAGCATCTATTATTTTTAGCCTATATTATTTTTATAAAATATATTTGATAAAAATTTATATAAATACTCTTTTTTGCCCTAAAACAGAGAATAATATATAATATATCTGAATCTAATTTTTTTCTAGAGCTATAAAAATCTAAATTTATTTTTAATGAATTCAATGTCATTTTTGTCTATTTTTTCTTCATTATCAGCATATGTAAATATTATAAGTTGTTTTTTATGATCAATATTATTTTGTACAAAATCATCCCAATCTTCATATTCTTCCGAATCATAATCATCTTCTTCACCGCTAATCCTTATAGCAACTTCAATATTTTTGTATTCAAATCTATATTGATATTTATAAAAATTAAGTGTATCTGGGTTCATAATACAAAACTCACCTTTAATTAATTTTTTAACATCCATCCCTTTAATAATTTCATCTATTTTATAAAGATTTTCAGGAGCCATATAGATTTCGAATTTTTCGACTTTCTCTAATAAAAAATCAAAAGATTCTATTAGAAAATCCAAATCTTCTTTATTTATTTTTGTTGTATCAAATTGTATTATCATTTCTTGACAATTATCACTCCTCCAAATAGGACAATTATATCTGTACCTTATAGTCACAAATATATTTTTATAATGAAAATCATAATCATATTCGGGACCATACTCTTCATAACAATAACTTTTACATAACAATATATTATTTATTGTTTTAACTATTCTTTCTTCATCAAAAATATGTAAATTATAATTTAACTTTTTTATGTTTTTAATACCAGTGTCTATTTCCATATTTTATTATTACATCAATTCATTACTTTAAGTATTCTATATCTATTCATTCAAATTAAACTTTTCTACATAAAGGACAATTAAAGACTCGATTATTTGCATTACAATTATTAAGCCAATTAAAATGGCACTCGTTGCATAATACATGTGGGCAATTAAATGTTTGCTGATTGGAAAAATAACTGATATTTTCATAACAAACTGGGCATTCTTCATTTATCAATGTTCGCGGCCTAATATAAAAAGCTACATAATTAATAGATTTATTATATTTTTTTTCAAGAGTAATATTTTCATCTTCATTTATGGGGAATCCATTTTCTCCATATGGTCCATTTTCTATTAAATCAAACTCATTTATTTCTAAATTAAATGAAGTAAAAACATTATTTGCAATTTGTTCCCTTATTTTTTTAATTTTCTTATTTATATCAATTATTTGTTCAAAATTATTATGTGTTAATGTATTTTTAAATTGTATTTTTAGCATAAAGTAATAAATATATATAATTAAATAAAAACTTTTATAATTATATATTTAAAATTATTTTTTAAATCAATTTTTTATTTAAAGACTTATTTAATAATTTCTTATTATACTATAATTAATGTTATGGAATCAAAAATTAATAGATGTATAGGCTATACAAAAAATAATAAAAAATGCAGAGCTAAAATATTTAATAATAATTTTTTTTGTTGCACTGATCATGAACCAAAAAATAGAGAAATATTAACATCTAATTGCTTTATGTGTTATGAAAAAATTGAAAAATCAAGTGATCTTCTTTTTTTAAAATGTAGGCATGCTTTTCATAAACAATGTTATGAAGAATGGATTGTTTTTTCAACATATGATGAATTAATTTGCATGATTTGTAGATCATCAACTAATTTACATAAATTTTTGAAAAAAAAAGAAGATGAAAATAATGAGAAACAGGTATTAGTAAAATATAAAAAAAAGTCTTATTCAGATATTAATAAGATTAATGAAATATTATCTAAATCACCTCCATTGGTAAATATTACTATTTATAATTATTTTAAGGAAAATTCAATATTATAAAAGAAATTTATTATTTGATATTAAAATAATATTTATACTATATTTATAAATATTATGAATTCTAAAATCGAAATTGAAAATTTTAATCTTAAAAATAGATGGACTTTATGGTTTCATAAAGTGAATGACAATAATTGGAAAATTGAAAGTTATTCGAAAGTATTTGAAATAACAACATATTATGAGCTATTATTTATTATAAAAGAATTAGAAAATATAACTTCGGGTATGTTTTTCTTAATGAAAAATGATATTATTCCTATTTTTGAGGATGAAAATAATTGTAATGGAGGATATTGGTCGCTACGTATTACAAAAAAAGAGGCAAATGAATATTGGGAGAAGATGTTATATTATATTTGTATTGATGGATTAACATTATTGCCTGAATATGAGGAAAAAATTAATGGAATTTCAATTAGTCCTAAAATAAATAATTGTATATTTAAAATATGGAATTCAGACTATAATTATATGAAAACTGAATATTTGAAAAAAAATATGGAAGGTATTAATTTGGAAGAGGCTTTTTATTTACAGCACAATGGAGATTAACTGAGACTATTCTCCATTAGTACAGAGATTTATCTATGTATCAACGGCGATTAATGAAAATTTTTTTATAAATCATAAGCTTAGAAAATATTATTGATTTTCTAAACATTGCAGGAAGTTAGCTCAGATAAATCAGTAACTATAATAGCTCCTGCATCTCTCATCTCCTTGATGGCAGCATCAGTTGTCTCAGGTGAGACACCTCGACTTGCAGGCAAGTACAAAATAGTTCTGTATCCTAGGCGAATCGCATCCAAAACAGTGTATTTAACACAGTAATCAGTAGCGAGACCTGCAATGAAAAGAGTATCTATATTTTTTTGCTGCAACTCAGAATGGAGAATTGTTCTCTCGTATTTCCCTCCAAATGCATCGCCAAATCCCGAATAGCTATCAACGCTAGAGTGAGTTCCTTTCTGGACAATGATTGCTCCATAAATATTGAAATCAGGATCAAACTGTGCCCCTAGACTGTTCTGCAAACCATGGATCGGCCAAAGCATTTGCTCAAATGAGCCTTCCACGCCTTGTGCTGTCATGTTGGCAACAAAGGTGAATGGTGGTAGGCCATGATTCTCAGCATAGCTAACGTGATCCTCTTTATGCGAGTCTTGTGTTGCATAAAGAGGCAAGTAAGGAAAAGCATTTATGAGATTATTCATCTCATGAACTGCATTCTTAGCATCTGGTACGGGCAGAGTGCCAATGACGAAGTCGATCTGAATATCAACTGCAACAATGGCAGTAGTAGATGAGTCAATCAAAGACTTACCATCGTTAGGGGCTACAATCTTGGTGTTGGCATAAATTGCCAACACCAAGGTAAGTAGCAACAATAGTGCTAGATGCATTTTTGTGTCTGTTTTGTGTGTGTGTGTTTTTTATTATATTAGAAAAAATAAATCAGACTGTTTGACCAGTCAATTTTTTCCAAATAACCCAAACATCGTTTGGCTTGTCTGAATAAATAAAAAATCGAAGATTTTTTGTCAATTAATCCCCGTCATGGACTGGGATTAATTAATAACTTGCGAAGCAAGTTGTCAATTTTTTCCGAATAAGCCAAATATCGTTTGGCTTGTCTGAATAAATTAATAACGCCATGGGCGTTGTCAATTTTTATTTATTCTTTGCCGTTATTGACAGACTGTGGCTTATTCGGAAAAATTAATAGTAGCATAGATTCTGCCAATTATTTTTTAGTAATCCTAATGCAAAGTATTTGGATTGTTAAATAAATTAATAATAAAAATCTTCGATTTTTATTATTAATTTACTTCCGTCATGGAATGGGATTAATAATTAAAATAGGATTATATGTATAAGAAACATGGTTTATCCTCACTTAACATACAAAGAGTTAATAGTTGTAATATCACGAATTAATATTTTATTGTAGTCTTCTAATTTTGCATACAATTCATTTTTTTCAATAGTTTTACAAATATCCATTAAATTTTCACAAATATTATTTATACGTAAAATCGCTTTAACAAAATTACCATCATAAATGGTTGTATTTGCATAAACATCATGAATTGTACCACCACATGCCCAAATATAAGAGGGCTCAATAAAATCTAAATAAAGTTTGTAATCATTGCCAATATATAAATTATGCGCACTTTCGGTAGTTATTAATTTTTCAGAAATTTTTTCAAGCTCTTTTAAAACAAAAATAACATTTTTAGAAACATTTAAATCACTTATATATTTTTCATCTCCATTTTGATCTTTTTCATTAATAAAAGCTGATAAAATAGCAACTATTTCAGGAAATTCAAGATTATCTAATAAATCATTAAAAATCATTTCTGTCATAAGTAATTCATTACATTCATTAATACATGAAGCTACAATGCCTTTACTAGTTATATTTTTGTCAGATATATAAGCCTCTTTTTCTAAAATCTGTTCAATTATATTAATATTATTTTTTAAAAAATAATCAGTATTCCAAATTGTTTCGTCAATACTTTGTAAATCACTTCTTAATTCTTTGTAAATTTTATATTTTTCAAATTGCTCTTTAAAAGTGGGATTTTTTTGGATTGTATCTAACTGAGCTTCTAATTTTAATCTTTCCTTTTTTTTTACAACAAAAAAAGTATCTTCCAACTTGGATTTAATAGATTCATAACTCTTAAAAATCTCATTTTGCGCTGTTGAATCAAAATCTAAAATATTAATTTTCTGAATAATTCTTTCTCTCTCATTATTATAAACAATAGACTGTTTCTCATTTTCATCAGAAATCAATGTTTTAGACAAAAAATTAAAAACATCCAAGTTATTTGACATTAAATTTTTAAGGACAAACTGATATGAGAGTTTAAATTTAGAATTTAACATTGGACTTTTTCCACACATCATATTTCGCAAACTATTTTCTGAAATTAGACTCATTGTTGGTAAAATAATAACACTGCCGAATTTATCAAGGCCGCGACGGCCAGCGCGGCCACTCATTTGTAAATATTCATCAGTTCGCAATTGACGCAAGCCATTATTATCAAATTTCTCTAAATCACTATAAAGAACCGTTTTTGTTGGCATATTTACACCAATTGCGAAAGTCTCTGTTGCAAATAATATTTTCACCAATCCTTCACTATATAGAATTTCAATAATTTCTTTTAAAATAGGGATGAGTCCAGAATGATGATAAACTACTCCTTTTTTAAGTTGGCTATAAACATCTTGATATTGAGGTAATATTTCATAAGTCTTTTTATAATCTTTCATGTAATAATGAAAGAGATTTTCCACCTCAGTAACTTCCTCAAATGTAAGTAAATTTTTTCGCACTGTTTTGCAAATAGATTCACATCGTTTTCGGGAAAATTTAAAAAAAAGTGCTGGAATAAAATTTTGATCTACTAAAAAATCGGCTAAATGATCCATTATTTTATTGATATCATAAGATTTATAATTCTTTTGTACAACATCATAATTTTTAAATTTACCTTTTTCATCCAAAATTTCTAACAATTCCCATTTTGTAATATCTTTACCGTTATCATCTAGAATATAAGATTTCCAAAAATAATGTTTTAAAGGTACAACCCTGTGGGATGTTGGTATTAAACTAATATTTTTCTGTTTAATATTTCCAATCCAAGATGCGAAAACTTCGGGTTTATCAATTGAGGCTGATAACATAACTAATGTTATTTCTTGTGGGATTAAAATAATAACTTCTTCCCAAACTTTTCCTCTATCAGGGTCATTAATATAATGGACTTCATCTAAAATTAGAGCCCCGACATCATTAATATCAACATATTCTGAATTACCTTTATACAATATATTTCGTAAAATTTCAGTTGTCATTATTAAACATTGAGCATCTGGATTCATTTTAATGTCACCTGTCATAATACCAACGCTCGGGAATTTTTCAATAAATTCTGCATATTTTTGATTTGATAATGATTTAGTAGGAGATGTATAAATGACTTTTTTATTTTGTTTTAGACAATGAGCAATTGCATAAATAGCTAATACTGTTTTTCCACTACCCGTATGAGCAGTAATTAAAATATTTTCATTTTTATTGATTCTGTAAATTCCTTCTTGTTGAAATGGATCTAAATTATAAGGAAAATTATATGATAATTCTTCATCAGGAATATAATTATTATTTTTTTCATTTTGATTAAATATGCTTAAATATTTACTAGTATTGTTATCTTCCATTAATAATTTATTATCTTTCTATACTTTTAAAATCAAAATATAAAACATAAAATATATGAAAATATTTTTCATTTTTATTTTATTTTTAATTTATTTATAATAATTATTTTTTAATTTTTATTTTTTATTTTATGTTAAATATGTGTAATATTTATTTTTATTAATATTAATACATGGATGACTTTAATTGGTTAATATATATATATAAATATGATGATTTAAAAAATAATGGTATTAATACAAAAGAAAAAGCATTAGCTCATTATAAAAATTATGGTTTAAATGAGGGAAGAGATTGTATATTAGAAATTTTTGATATAGAATCTTATCTTTTATATAATGATGATATTAAAAAAAAATATGATATAAAATTTGATAATTTATTTGAGCATTGGATAAATTTTGGAATTTTTGAAGGTAGAATATGTAGTACTAATTATTTTGATTGGGAAAAATATATTGAAGAAAACGAGGATCTTCAAAAAGAAAACATAGATAATGAAGATAAAGCAATTAATCATTATTTTTTTTGTGGTGAAAAAGAGAAGAGAATTTTAAAAAATAATTTTAAATTTATTAAATATAAAAACTTTAGTTTTATCAAAGAATATATTGATGTTTATGCAAAATATTCAAAAATTTTTAATGAAAAGAAAAATTATATAGATATTGATCTTTTTTTTTATAAATTTGTTAATGATATAGATTTATATTCAAAAGATGAATTATTAAATCATTTTCATATTAATGGATATAAAGGTTTAATTTACCATCCAAAGCAATTATTAAATATTTTTTCTAAAATAAATTTTTACTATATAAATAATAAAATTTATATAGAATATAAAAATAATTTAGTAGTAGCTAATAAATTTGTAAAAAAAAAAATATATGAAAAAGATTTTTATTTTTTTCAAAATTTATTAGTGCGATTGCGATATAATACAATATATAATTATGAAAATAAAGATGAAGAAGAGAATATTTCAAAAAAAATTTCTAATAATTCATTAATTATACTTGTTTTTATAGGAAATGAAAATATAGGTAATAATTTATTAGATAAAATAATAAATTATAAAAATATTGAAAACTTTGATTTAGCATGCTGTTTTAATAGTACTGAATTATACAAAAATATGAAAGATAAAATTATTGAAAACTTTGAATATAGTGCCTTATATGTAACTAAAGAATTTGGAAATGATATTATTCCAACACTATTAATGTATAATGATTTATGTAGTAATTTTAAATATCAACATATTATTAAATTACAAACAAAATCCGACATACATAAATATAATGAATTAACAGATTATTTATTATCAAAAAATACTAATGATTTAATGGCTGAAAAAAGGATTGATTGTAATTGTGTTTCAAATATTAAATATTATTTTCATGTTAGTAGAGATAATTTAAATAAAGAATATTATGAATTATATAATGATTTTATTGATATAAATTGCCATTTTATTGAAGGAACAATATTTTATGTAAATTCAATCTATTTTGATATTGTAGTAGATTTTATGAAAAATAATAATTTCAGAGAATATATTTTGAATAATTTGTATGATAATAATTGCACATTTTATGACCATTCGCCAATTCATTTTTTGGAGCGATTATTTGGAATAGTAAGAATTGTAAATATCAATAATGTAGATAATAATGAAAATATAATTGATTAGGAAATATAAAAAAATAAAAACAAAAAACAATACAAAAAAAAAATACTTACAAAAACAGTTAGAAAACAGTTAAAAAACAGTTAAAAAACAGGTAAAAAACAGTTAAAAAAACAAAAA